GAAGAGTTTGAGAAGGCATGGCATGACATACAAAACGAGCAGGCAGATGCGCTGGCAATAGAAACCAGAAAGATTCAGGCAGCTAGATGGCAACGAAAGCAGGCGGTAAATCGGCTCAAGGCGCGTCTGGTATACGTTGGGGCGACCGTGTTCGTGATTCTATGGGCGGTGGGAATAATGCTTCTGGTGGTCAGAAGCGCGACAATGAGGATGTACCTTGGTCACTGATTGCTACGGTCATGGCTGTGGTGCTGATGTTCTTTATCGTCATGCCGATCTTGGCCTTCATGTACTACGATATGTGGTTCGCCACGCAGGCGGCAGTGCATGAGGTTAGGAAGATGCGAGAGCTGCGGCGTGAGATTCAAAGCGAAAGGATGTATGGCAAATGATTGATCGCAACGCATTCAGAAAGTTTATTCCTAAGAGCAAGTACGCTGACCAGTGGTACGACGCATTGTTCAGTCCGCAAATAGAGTTTAGCGGGAAGTCTTTGCTCGAAGAGTACGAGATCAACACACCGAAGCGCATTGCTGCTTTCCTTGCCCAGACTAGCCATGAGTCAGGCGGCTATGTATTCCTGACAGAGAACCTGAACTACAGTGCAGAAGGTCTGGTCAGAATATTCAACAAATACTTTCCTGACTTGGCAACGGCCAAGCCCTATGCCCGTAACCCTGAGAAGATAGCGAATAAAGTTTACGCTAACCGCATGGGCAATGGCGATGAGGCCAGCGGAGATGGGTTCAAGTTCCGTGGCCGAGGAATTTTGCAGCTCACCGGCAAAAATAATTACTTTTGGTTTGCTGCTTCGCTTGAGATTACACCTGAAGAAGCGGCTGAATATTTGCAGACCTTCGAGGGAGCAGCGCAGAGTGCTTGCTGGTACTGGAGTGAAAATAAACTCAATCGTTTCGTTGATGCGAATGACTTTAAGGCATTAACCAAGGCAATCAATGGCGGCTACATAGGACTGGAAGACAGGGAACATCACTATGAAATTGCGCTCAATAGCTTTAATACTTCTGGCACTCGCATGGCTTAGTGGGTGTGAGGACCGCTTCAGGTACCCTTGTATGGATAACAAGAACTGGAGTAAGCCCGAATGCCAACGACCAACTTGCGCCATCACGGGTACTTGCCCTGACCAGCTAGTACCTGCTGCTGACTTTAAGCCGGAGGAACAAAAATGAAGTGGAGTCCTGACCAAATTGATTCTGTCATCAAGCTAATTATTGGTACCACATTCTGCTTGGTACTTTTAATGATGAGTACATTGTCAATGTACAGTGTTGTATTCGTCACTCAAAGTATGACCTCTATTGCGCCTGCGGATAAGCAGTTCTTTATGTTGCTATCCGATATGTCGAAATACATATTGGGTGCATTGGCAACATTGCTTGCCATCAAAGGTAAGGACGGCGTTGCCAAATTGATTGACCCACCACCCGGTGTTAGCAAGGCAAGTGACTGGGCTGATCCGACTCCACCTAAGTCGCCACCACCGTCGCCTACTCATGCGCCTGTCCGCATGGAACCTACGATTGATCCAATCTCTGCCACACCTGTAGCCACAGGCTATGGCGGTAAGGCAGCACCTGTTCAACCACCTCACCCGGAGATTTCATAATGCTGATCTATGCGCGTATGGCTGTCACAGTTATTGCCAGCTTGTTCTTGGCTTTCCAAATCCATGCTGGCGAGACAAAGAAAGTTTGCCACGCTGAGAAGGATAAGAAGGGTAAGGAAGTACAGGTCTGCCGCGAGGTAAAGATTCATAAGAAGCTTGATGGCACAAAAGTGCCGCCATCAAAATGAATCCCTATTTTGTGGCCGGTGCCGTTATCGCTGTCGCCCTTGCAGGCGCTGGTGGCTATGTCAAAGGTACGGCGCACGGTAAGGCAGAGGTCCAGTCTGCGTGGGATCAGGAACGTGCCAAGCAGGCAGAGGAATATGCGAAGGCACAGGCTGCTGCGCGTGAGAAGGAGCAGGAACTACAGGCACAGGCTGACCAGTTAAGGAAGGAATCGTATGAACAAATCAGGGATATTAATGCTCGGTCTGACAAGCTTATTAACAGCTTGCGCCAGCGCCCCGAGCGTCCCACCACCTCGGCAAGTGCCGTGTCCGGTGCCACCCAATCTTGCGGTGGAGCGAGTGGAGCGGAACTGGCAAGCCGAGATGCAATCTTTCTTGCAGGGTACAGTGCCGATGCCCAAAGACTCCAAGCAGCCCTCGACACCTGCGTCAAACAATACGAAGCCTTGAGGCCTAAGTAGCGCGTCTGAAGTAGTCAGTCGGGATATGGACCACTGGTTCTATATCCTGACTGTCCCCTCTATCTTTCCTGCCGCCTACGCCGTAGGTAACATCGCACCAGCCTTGCTTGTGGTAGAAGATACCGTCGCTCCACCGGACGATGACAATGAACTTTCCCCCGATCTCTTGTGCCATTGCCTTGCCGTGCATCCACTTGTGCATTGATAGCATCAAGGTAGGATACTGACTGCGAGGATTGTTTCGGCACTTGAGTTCAGCAAATCCTTTGGCTTGTCCTTTCTTTGTCAGCATCCAGTCTACATGGTAGGCGCGAGGCAGCTTGTGAAAGTCCACTTCCCACATGAGGTACAAAGCTTCTTGTACTTCCTTCTCTCGCTTTAAGTCTGCCTGTGTCTCATAGATGGGGCGCATTCTTTTCCTTCAGCTTGGCTTCGATTGCACGGGCAAACTCTGTCTGCTTTTCTTCGCTGCAATAGTTCACCAGCGTAATGTTGCAGTCGCCAATGACAGTGCCGATTTCATCATCCGTTAATGATTGCCATTCGCGTTGTGGCGGCATAGAGCCTTTCTGATACTGGTTGTGGTCTCCACTCATGGCGCACCCCTTTCGCGGATAGCTAATGCGTATTGGCTACCAAAGTAAAGGTCATCATCTTCAACCATCTCACATAGCTTCGCGCACTCCTCTCGTTCCGCTTCCAATAGCCGTTTGATGTCATGGATACTTGCTGTGTAAAGAGAAACTGGGAATTCAAATCCTTGCACTTTGACTTCTGTGAATCCAGCCTCTCGCGCCATGCGGATAATGTCTTCTGTGTTCATTTTTTTCCCTATGTTTAGTTGTCGCTTACGCCACAGACTCATTTCAGATCGTCCAAATCCGACAAGTCTCTGGCTGTTGTGAGTACCGCAATGATTGCTTGCTCTGAACTGTTGACAACATTGACATGGCCGCGCCAGTCTCTATGCCAGATTATTTGGTCTGGCGTTAGCTTCTGTTGCGACGGTGACTTGTTGCCGTCCTTCACTTCTAGCAGGATGTTGAACCCCTTATAGCCGACGAGCAGGTCCGGGCATCCAGCGCCTACGCTATGCAGATGCTGAACGGAACAGCCGAGAGTCCGCAATGCTTTGACTATTTCTTTCTGGTTGTCATCTACCTTTGCGGCTCTCATTCCATTCCTTTCTTTTTATCAACACATCATCTTTTACTGAGTCGTACTTGTCGCATTCATGAACGGTTCGGATCGGCATGAAGACAGCGCCTTTGCTATACAAGTCAGCTGCCATACATCTACCGAATCCGACTCGAACATGAGACGGATAGTCTCTCAGGTTAAAGTTCACACAGTGTAGGCAGAACATTATTTTTTCCATAGAAACTAGGTGACTTTAGTTCTTTGCACGATAGGCAGACCCAGCGTCTTGTCCTTCTACACTCTCTCCACTCGCCACCTTCAGTCTCTCGGTGGCTGTTGCAGGCGCTGCACCACTTTAGGTTTGCGCTTGTCTTCGCACTTTGGCTCATCGATTATTCTCTGTTGACTTGAGATGCCGTCCTTGTACCCACGCTTGTACTCGCCGATGCTTTTGTCAGCGAGTACGATAGCGCCCCAGTAGATTACCGCCATCATGCTGGCGATTGCGACGATGTTCATCATAAGAGTGCCTTGATGTCTTTGATAGGTACATCGAATGTCTCATGCACTTTCAGGATGAGGTTGGCTGTGACTGGCCTGCCTGACCTGAACTTGCTGACGGCAGATGGTCCGACCTCTAGCATATGCGCCAGTTGATAGTCACTTCTGATACCGAATTTTTCTATCAAAAAATCGAATAGGCGATGCTGCTTGTTGCTTACTTTTGTTTTGCTCATGTTGGTATTCTCTCCATGTTTGTTTGACATCTGTCTCCACTGATTTGCGTGGAACAAAGCGAGTCGGATCGTCCTGATCCTGTTCGCAGATGTATTTTTTTCTGTCCCGTAGATACTGTTTTGCTATCTCAAGTTTGACGTTGTGGTCCATTGTCAGCCCTCATGTTGTCAGGTTTACCAGTTTCCTCGCGCATCTGAGCGCCCAGCCAAGCTAGTCTGGTTTGGTGGCCTTGAGTTAGCACCACGCGCACCATTGTCGGCAGGCGTTTGATCGTTGGGTCATTGGCTTCGCGCAGTTCCCTCAGTGCGGTCATCCGCTTTCTGGGTTCGGCTTTGCCTGCGCCTGCTGTCTTGTCGGCTAGTTTGTTGTACTCGACTAGCCATTGCTCCATGCCAGCGACCTCTGTCGGAGTCTCTTTGCGCGGAACGTACAGATGCCAGATGGGTTGTGGCTCGGCAGGTTCTTCGCTTTCAACTTCGACAACTTCTGCTTCGACTATCTCTGCTACTTCTACAGTGGCGACTGTATCATCGATGACGACAGCTTCGGGTTCCTGATAGGCAGGTTCTATTACTTCAGGCAAAGCGATAGCATCCAATGGATTCTTGGGCGTGATGTCCTTGGCTTCTTGCTTGGCTTCTGCTGGGTAATCCTCTGCTTCCTCTGTGGTGATGAGTCCCTTTAGTGCATCTGGGAAAGCATCCCTCAAAGCAAAACCTCTGGCTCTCATCTGTAGCATCCGCTTTGGGTAGGATGTCCAAGGACCTTGCTTATTCCACAAGCCTGCCCTCTTTGCATCCTCGACTGAGAACTTGGCTGTGACAGGCTTACGGCCCCTTCTGTGGGCGATACAGACGGCGATAGGGTTCGGTGTACCTTCGCCCTCAAAGAACTCCTCTACGCCCTCACAGGCTGGGTGTGCCTGCACCAGTGCCATTGCTGCGTCACCGTAGACTGATGGCTTGCCGTTGATGACGCTGATGTTTTGCAATGCCTGCATGGGTGCCAATCCAATTTCATTTCCCCATTGGATAGCAACTAAGATGTCTAATGGCTTGCCTGCATAGGCTTTGGGGACTAGGTTGGATGCTGCCAGTTCGCCTGCGAAGGTCTTAGCTTCTGAAAAGGTTGTCGGCAGGAAGCCGTTTCTGACTGTTAGATTGCTCATTGATTAACCTCCGTTAGTTTTTTTAGTCGGTACTCTTTTAAAAAATTCTGAGCATCCTCTTCTTCCCTGTGCCAGTGCATAGTGATAAAAAGATTCTCAAGGATTTTGATTGCTTCCTTGTGCTTGCTTTTATGGCCTCGTGCTGGTGTTGCTGCTTTAATAACATCGTAAATAATTACTAATTGATCCTCCGTAATAAGTTCGCATCCATCTTTTTTTTTGTGGATTTTCTCGTCGGTAATCCACGGCTGTAGAAATGGGTAGCTCATCCCTTTCTTTCCTTGATGGTTAGGCTTGACTGCCGGATTGAGTAACCCTCTTTGGCGGGGATGACTCGCTCTGTTGTTGCTTTGTAGTGGCGCATCGGCCAGCTTACTTGGTACTTCCCGATCTCAGCTTTAGTGGCTGTTTGCATTGCTTCTTTGATACGTTTCTCTCTGTCATCTATGATGTCTTCGCATTGCTTGATGTCCTGCTTGGCTTCGTAGATATCTCGCGCCCACGTTTCGAACTCACCACCTAAGTGGACTGTGACATCTTCTCCTGCGCCCCAAGTCCTGTTGGCATCATCACTGTTGACAGGTGGATAGTAGTCAATATGCCTATCTGCTTTCCAGATGTCAAGTCTGCGCTGGAAGTCTAGCGTAGCTTTTTCGATTGCCCGAAGGGTTGGCTCGTGCGGTTTGAAAAGGAAAATCCGTAACTCTGTACCGCGATAGAGGACTGCCAGAGCGCCCCATTTAGCGCCTGTGATATCCATCTGTGCCTGTAGTTGGATTGGCCCCCTGTAGAGGGCTGGGGTATGTTCTGGGGCGACTGAGGTTAGCTTGGCTTCGATGATGCCGGTACCTGTTAGCTGCATGATGTCGCCATCCATGACCATGATCCCCTTGTCTGGGTCATTGGAAACCACTATTGCGTTTCCATTTGCTACAGCATCTATGCTACAGGCCAGCGGCAGCAAGGGGTGAAAGCGTGGTTCAGGGTGATGAGTTATCAGATCGGTAACGCCTAATCGCTCTGCCGCTTTTTCAATGATGATGCGCTCGAGCGTGTCGCCCCACTGCATTGCTTCATTTTGTGGTGATGTTGAATCGATGCCGTTTATAGCTTCTATGCCAGCTTGTAGCTCGTCATTTGGGCTTCTGTATTTGCTGTAGCCCATGACGGCAGGCAGGCGTGAAGCCGATAGCATTGTATTGGGTGTAACTTTTCCGACCATGATAGACCCCTTATTAAAATGGAAAGATAACGCGTTCGATGATGCGTTCGATCATTGAGTGATTGATTGAGTAGCCTTGTTGCTGTGATAAATGCAATAAATGCAATACTTGATATGCGTCCTGCTCGGTAAGATCAGGGTTTATTTCCTGAACTACGGCAAGGGATACAGGGATTGATGGTTGCTTGGTTAGGCAGACTGGCATGGTGGCTTCCTTTCGGTTTATAGGGCGCTAAAAAAGGGCTGTGGAGCCCTGAAAGTAATCCGGCAGGGGTTAGCTACCGGATCGGGTGAAAAGGGTTTATAGGGCCGTTATCTTGCTCCGCCGAGAAATGCGTCGATAGCCTGTTCGATCAGATAGCTATCAACCTCTGCGACGTTTTCCTCTGCGAGATAGTCCGCAATGTATTTTGTCAATTCGCGCATCTCTGTTGCTGAAAATGTAATGTTCATTAGTAACCCCTTAAAAAGATAGCAAGACAAAGAGAAAAGCCCACATTATCAGGAAGGCAACTAAGCCACCGATCATTTCGAGGATGGTAGTTTTCATGCGTAGGCCGTCCAATGTGATGAGCCGTAAACAGGTTTATTTGCAACAGTGGCAACAGGTTTGATGCGGTAGGCATTGGCGAAACTGTAGATTGAGATTGATGGCTCGTGGCCTGCCATCGAAACCTTTTTCCGCATTGGTTCGCCGATATAGCGGCCTTTTTCGGGTACACATTCACCCGACATAAAGCCAGTTTCCTCGCTCATCTGGCCTATTTCACGAACCTCAACCATTGCACCGAGTACCTTTGTCACTTCATAAAAATCGATGTTGGTTTGATCGTATCCCCAAGAGCATCGGAAAACGTCCCCAAGCTTGACATCATGCGGACGGCTTCGATCTGCTTTGCGCTTTTCTTTGCGTTCTTGCCAATCGATTAGTCCTGCCAGTGATTCTTCGATTTTGGCGTGTAGCCGCTTTTCATCTTGAAAGCGGAAATGCCAGTCTGATTTGCTTCGCTTGCCTGAGTAGCAAATAGCGACAATTCGCGGTGTAAGCTGGCCGTAAACCTCAAAACCAAATCGCTCATCCTTTGCGATTAGTTCGTAGCCATTTGGAATATAGCGGTGTAGTTCTTTTTTCATGGTTGCATTTCCTTTTAGGGTTAGCGGGTTGGTTTAAAACTCATTAACGAGGATTTCTATTGCTTTGCGATCATCTCTCTCACGCAAAGCTTCGACAAGGTTTTCATTTTCGAGAGCGACATAAGGGTCAATCTGAAACTTTAGGCAGAGAGCCGCGAATTCAGTCTTAGTCATTTGTTCTCCCTTATTTGATGTTTGCCAGTTTGTCGGACATTGAAGCGAGTCCGAAAGCGAATAGTTGTTCTTTCCAGTTGTCGCGGTTCATAGCGTGCCAATTCCCGAAACTGGTGTTGATTTTGGTAATTTGGAAAACCTTGCCATTGGCATAGCCAACGTATTCGCCTTTGCGGAAGGCTGATTTGTCGATGTTTGGATAGCTTTTCATTTGTTCCCCCGATCAGACTATCGATTGTTCGTGATTCAGGGCAACGAAGCCGCCGCCCATCAATACAGCGCCACATAGGCAGAGAATTCCGCAGGCACTAACAGGGGCTGAGATGATGACAGCGAAGATGGTGAGGATGAAAAATACTAGTGTCTCTTT